GTCTAACGGCAAAAGGGTCTTGATTTGGTTCACCCCCTACCCCTCGGATCATTCCTGTTGGTTTTCATAGCTGTCAGCCAGCTGATGCATGCACCAATCTTCAAAGCCTTTCACCACCAGGTACGCTCTCACAGTGGGATCCTCGGTGCGCATGTGGATGGTGGGATCATGGTGCAGATAGAACTGATCCCAAAGGCTGTCCAGGTTCAAGCCCAGGACTTCAGCTGTTGCAATCACCGTCCCATCCATATGGAAGGCCAGGAAGCGCTCTGCGATCTCTCGCACAGGAGTTTCATTGGCCAGGTCGGTGATCATCTCCATCACATCTTCTGGTGTGCCTCTCGGCCTGATTTCACTGCATGGTGGTGATTGCAGAGGGATTGGAATGGTCCATGCCAAAAGGATCCACCTGCCTTCACCCTGGTGATGTGGTCAACCACTGTGGCCAGCTGCACCCGCCCCTTGCTCTCACACCACTCACAGAGCGGTTGGGAGCGCAGGACGGATTCACGCAGCCTCTGCCATGCAGCGCTCTTGTATCTGGGATCAGAAGCAACCCTGCCCTGGTGGGCTGGTCGCTTGGTCTTCCAGGGTCGCTGTGGCTCTTTGCGGATGATGGTTGGCATCACAGCAAAGCTCCTGGCATTTCTCTTGGAATACTAACACAAAGCACTGACAGGCTGTGCGCATTCAAAGCACATCAGGTGGTGATCAGTGCCGGATGGACAAAGGATCTTGTTTCTCTTTTTTACAAGGGAAGAAGCTCTTCAAGAAGCTGCTTGATGCTCTTCAAGAAAGGAGGTGCGCACATGTATGTACGCGGGTACACATGTGTGAGGGATCACAGCTGTTGGATTTCTCCTGTTGCTGGGTTGATCATCAGCCTCACTTCCTTTGGCTTTGACAGCGCTGCAATCTCTGCACCATGCATCTCCTTCATCTTCTGGATCTCCATCCGGTGATGCTCCCTCAGATTCTCCAGGGCCTGACGAGCTTGAGACACTTCCAGGCTCAGCTTTGATGCCTTCTCCTTGTAGTGATTCAGGGCAGCTTCATTGAAGATGTCATCCTTTGGAGATGGATCATCAACGCCTGTGAAGCACCAGGTGCCCACTGTGGGATCATTGATGATCTCATCACTCGGCAGCTGGTATGCATCCACACCCAGATTCTCCACCCGGCATGGATTGAAGTCATCCACATATTCCTGCATGCCATCCTCCCTCTCGATCAATTCGCTGTCCCTGGATCCAAAGTCATTTGCGATCTGCCAGGGTGCTGGGTAGTCCACACCGATTGATTCGGGCAGCGGACCATCCATCCACCACTCATGACCATCACACCCCTTCCAAGGCTTGGCAATGACCCTCCATCTGAAAGACCCCATGACATGGTAGAAGCGACTAAAATCAAAGCCAATGCCATGAACCTTCAGCGCTTCCAACAGTGTCACCACAAAATACTCTGAGGTGCGCTGCTCCTTTCTGAACTTCTTGGAGCGGAAGCCATCAACGTTGTTCAGCTGCACCGTGGTGCCCAACAGCTGATAATTCCAATGGCTTTGATTCTTGCCTGTGAATTCCTGCAGCTTGGTCCTGTCCCCATCCCAGAGATCCATCAGGTGACTGTATGCACACAGGGCCACTTGTCGATTGATCAAGCCATTTGAATCCTTCACATCCCAGGGAGCCGGATCATCAGTCACCCTGCCCAGAGCATGCTTCCCAAGCTGCCTGCCATTGCGGATCAAGCGCTTCAGATCGTCAAGCTCCTTCTTGATCGGGCTCTCCATCACCTGCTCTGTGGTCATCTTCTCCATTTCGCTCCTTTTTCTGTTTTCATTGTCGTATCAACAATCTTCTTCCATCTGTGGATACGGTGTGCATTACTGGTCCGACTTTTTGTAGGATCGACAATCAAAGTCATCTCATCTTTGTCGGCATAACAATTCGCACCGCTTGTTCATTCCGGATGGTGCAAATGTAAAACTTCTTGTGACTTCTACAACATGACATACTTCACTGTGACCCAGGCAGCAGAATTGCTGCAAATGCATCCGGAATCCGTCCGGCAGCTGATCAATAGCCATGAGCTCGGAGCCTTTCGAAAAGGCCCCAGGGGAAGGTTCCTGATTTCGCAGAAGCAGATTGATGCATTCCTGGTCCCCGCTGGAGCTGATTGGAAATCAAGGAAACCGAAAAAGTAACACCGAACCCGGACCTGGATGCTGGTTGGCAGAATGGAATGGGCTCATAAATAAGAGCCGAAAATGGCAAATTTAGAAACAGGGCTGAAGGCCCAAATTGAGCAGCTGAAGCAGCAGATGGCTGAGCTTCAGGCTGAAGTTGAACAACATGAGCAGCAACAGGATTCCGATCCTGCACCTCTGCCCAGGATCCGCAAAAAGCGCACCATGAAGACGGTGCCCAATGCTCCCTGGGAAGACGTTGTGCAGATGGTGGAATTCGTTGTGATCCAGCGGTGGATGGACTACATCTCCAAAACCCAAGGAGACTGGAGCGATCCGGACGAAATATGCACAGGTGAGAGGGTGCAAGAAGAGCTGCTGGAATGGATGGTGATCCACACTGATCAGGTCATGCTTTGGTATGACCAGCTTCCAAACCAGGTGCAACAGCAAAACAGCATTGACACCCAGCGCATGTCCCTTCTTCGGGCTTACATGTTGACGGTGGGCACCATTGATGGCAGCTTCAATCATGCTGACATCCTCAACAGCCTTGCTGGGCTTGGTGAGCTTGGAAAGCGGTTGGCAGCGGATCTCTTTTGGTCAGGCCTTTCAGAGTTGCTGGCTGGTGATCGCAGGGATAGCAATGGCGATCTGCACGAAAACAAACAACGCAGAGAAGCATTGGCCATTGTCAAGAAACAGGCTGAGATCATGCAGCACAGTGGCATTGTGGACCCTACGGAATCCCGCAGAAGCATTCACTGGAATCCGGCACAAAACCACACCCGCAGTGCTGCCACCTATGAATTCAAAAAGCTGCCCATCTCGGCACCGCAACCCGATGAAGACAGCTGCCAACTCCCAATGCCATTCTGATGATTGAGATTGAATTCTTTGGAAACAAAAGGCACTTGAATGTGCACAGAGAGACGGTGAAGGCCACCTGGGATTGCTTATGCAATCGACGGTGTGCCGGAGCCACCACTGGCTTGATCATGGAATGGATCAAAGCCCACCGGAAAGAGCTCATTCCTGGTCTTGATGCGCGGGCACCGCATAACGCTGGACCCGCTGAGCGCACCCAGGCATGGAAGACGGCCATTGGACAGGCATTGGATGAGCTTCAAGCTGAGAAGAAGGTGCACTGCGATGACATCGGAAAACGCAAGATGCATGGTGATGAGCGCTCTGTGCCAGTATGGAGGACCGCTGATGATTACCTGGCATTGAGAGATCACCTGGCCTGGGCGCTGCGGGAAAAGAAGCCGGAATCCGGCACCTGGTACGCAGCCAACCATCTCAAGGTGACCAGGAGCGCCATTCAACCCGCACCGGATTGGTGCACCACTTACACGATGACCGCAGATGCATATCAATGGAGCAACAGAGACACCACATGGATCTCTGAAGTGGTCAACTTTTTTCAACCTAAAAACAAAAACGATCAATGACAGTGACAAATCAAATCCCGCCACTTCCAGTCACCCGGACTGTGAAGGGCCTCACCAAAACCAAAGCGGAGCAGCTGCACAAGATTGTGCGGATGGTGGCTGATGAAGCCGGGATCCAACCAGAAGCAATCTGGGGCCCGGATCAGGATCAATACAGTGTGGCATATCGGAGAGCAATCTGGTGGGCCATGCGCCTTGGATACGGCATGACTTTGGAGAACATAGCTGCCAGCTTCCACAGCTCCACAGGGGGGACATTCAACCACACCAGTGTGATGGTGGGATGCAACCACATTGCTGAGGAAGCAGCACTGAAATGGGATGAGCGCAGGGGCAAATGGGTGGACGGTGCGGGCGTTGCTTGCAGCCGTGTCCGGCTCAGAGAAGCCCTGCAAATAGTGTCTGAAATCTGGAATTCTGAAAACCCAAACCAACTCCAATCATGGAAAAAATAACAATGACCATCAACCTGGACAAAATCCAGGAAGACCGAGCCTGGGAATACAATGGTGCCCGGTACATCTCGGTGACTCTGATCCCAACCCCTGACAATCAATATGGGAAGGACTACATGTGCAAACAGTATTGGAAGGATGACACTCTTCCTGCTGGCAAATACCCTGATCATCCGATCCTGGGCAATGGCAAAACCATGAAGCAAGGCTCCCAGGGGCCATCTGTCAACAAAGATGAAGGCAGCCCATTCTGATGGCGGTGAAGAAGACTCTTGATGCAGACAGCCTCCAGGATTTCCTTCTGGGGGCTGTTGCTTCTTCGGGCATTGGGTCCGGCCTCCCGGTATTTTGGGCTGTGGGTTACCTGGTGAAGAAAGCAGGGACCTCAACAGTCCAGGTCACGCTTGATCAGCTCGAAGAAATGACTGGCTACAGCAGAAGCGAATGCACCGCTGCTGTAAAGCAAATCCGCACCGCTGGGCACCGTGTTCAATGGGACAGCAAAACGGATTGCACCATCACCATTGATGCAGCAAAAGGGATGGCATTGATGGGCCCCTGGTTAACCAGCGAAGAGAAGCCACAGGCTGAGGATCTCAGGACCATTGTTGACTACCTCAACCAGGTTGCAGGCACTGCATTCAAGTGGACCCCCTCGGTGCGCAGGCAGCTCAATGCTCGGACCACTTCGGACCGCATGACATTGGAAGAGCTGAAGCATGTCATTGATGTGAAGTGCGAACAATGGAAGGGAGATGCGGACATGGAGAAATACCTGAGACCCTCCACCCTCTTTGGCACCCGCGCTGTGGAATACAGCCAGGAGAGACTGAAGGGGACGATCACTGAAGAGAAAGAAATCAGCCGGGAAGACCTGGGACGAATGTGGGCAGGATGATGGAGAAGAGCCTGATCACAAATCCCATTGAGATGGGACTGGAAGTGGAGCGGATCCGCAACAGCGTTCCCAAGGGTGGAGCATACGCTGGCTGGGAAGCATTGGATTCAATCTTCACAGCAAAGAAGGGCTTCCCCCTGGTGATCTATGGGGCACCGCATTCTGGGAAGTCAGTCTTCATGCTGAACCTGTGTGTGAATCTGTCCAGGCAACATGGTTGGAAGCACCTCATCTTCAGCAGCGAGCAGGGCACAGTGGCTGATTTGATCCTGGAGGTTGCTGAGATCTACCTGAAGAAGCCGCTGAGGAAGTACACTGAGAGAGGGAATGAGAGAATGGATGTGGCCAGCGAAGGTGAGCACTTCAATGCTCAGCAGTGGGTTGCAAAGCATTTCCGCTTCATTGATCCTACCCATCCCCGGTGTCAGGAGTTTACCCTGGAGGATTTCCACCAGTGGTGCGAAGAAGCAGAAGCCGATGGCTTCAAGCCAGATGTGACTGTGTGTGATCCCTTCAATGATGTGGCCATGCAGCTGCAGAAGTACGGTGGAAGGCAGGATCTGTGGCTCACTGCTGTGCTGAAGATTGCCAGGGATGTGGCCATGAAGAAGAACCGTGTGGATATCCTGGTGAACCACATTGCCCAGCAGCAGACCACAATGGTCTCAGAGCGCGGGCAAAGATTTGCACCCCCTGCCATGATGAATGAAGCCAATGGTGGGGTGGCTTGGAGCAGGAGGGCATTCACTGTGCTCCTGGTGTACAGGCCCCCATCCAATGATCAGCTGAAATTTGGGAAGCATGTGGTGACCACAGGCCCTGATGAGAGCTGGATCATCTGTCAGAAAGCCAAGCCCAAAGGTGTTGCCCAGCTCGGACAGGCTGTGCTGTATTACCACGCGGATTCTGGCTGCTTCTATGAACGAACAGACCCCAGCGATCTCAGGCAGAGATTCTTTGCTGGAGAGCTCAAATCAAAAGGATCATGATGAGCCACCTGGAGAGACTGATGGCCCGCACCTACCTGGGAGCCCAGATGGAAATCATTGGGATGTGGCTGGATGATGAGCCGGACCTGACTGAAGAAAAGAGAGCGAACTGGCAGAGACTGCATGACACCCTCAGCCAGGTGAACCTGTGCTTCCATGACATGGAGGAAGAGATCACCAGGAAGATGAATGCCAACAGCACATACAAGATCCGGATGCTCGAAGATGCAGAGCGCATTGGATCACTGAAGACCCAGGTGGCATCCCTGGAAGAAGAGAATGCCAGGCTGAAGGAAACGGTTTCCGCAGCCATTGAAATTCTATCAAATAACAACATCAACCCCGCACCACTATGGCGAACCTAAGCAACGAAGAGAAGGCCTTCATGAATAGCCTCTTCAACTCCTATGATCTGAGCATGGATGACATCTTCAGGCACCAGCACTTTGTGATCATCAAAAGGCAGGGCATTGAGAAGATCATGGCAAAGGCAGGGATCACCCTGAAGTATGATGTGGAAGGTTGCTCTGAGAAGTATGCTGCAGTGCGCTGTGAAGCCACCAATCCAGAGGGCCAATCCATCACAACCTTTGGCAGCGCATGCCCTGAGAATTGCAGAAGCCCCTATTTCCTGGAGATGGCTGAGAAGAGAAGCAAAAGCAGGGCCATCCTCATGCTCTGTGGTCTCTATGCCAACGGGGTTTACAGCGAAGTGGAGGAAGCCCACATCAATGATTGATGCAGATCTGCTGTGCCAGCTGGAAGAGCATGAGTGCCTTCTGGCTGATGGCTTTGATGCTGCCCTGATCGGGATCAGCTATGGAGCCAATCCTGTTGCCGTTTATGAGGTGGGCATGTGCATTGATGTGCTCATCTCAACCGGGATGGACACAGAAGATGCCTGGGATTTCTTCAGCTTCAATGTGGCTGGATCCTATGTGGGTGAAAAAACTCCCTGCTTCATAGATCTGTATGACTCAGAGCCCAATTGATTTCTTTGATCAGGCCCTGGTGCCTTGCCCTTCCTGGTTGCTCTCAAAATGCAGCCGAATGTTGGGGGATGTGTGCCTGGATGATGTCTCCCTGGAAGGGATTGAAGACCGCATCCACAGCGACGAAATGAGCGAAGCTGAGGGCCTGGATCTGCTGGCTTACCTGGAGCAGCACAGAAAGCAGCTCTGGGACTACTATGCCCCCAGCCAGAGAATGATCAGCAAGCACATCAAGCTAATCTGTGAGCTGTGATCAGAGCCCAACCAGCTCCTTCACCCTCAGCGCTGTCTCAACAGCATTCATGTTCACATACTTGTTGAATTCGCTCTCAACCTTGTGCCCTGTCATTCCCATGATGGTCCTGGTGGCAATGCCCTTGCTGGCCAGGTATGTTGCAAAGGTTCTCCTGGCAGCATGACTGGTGACCAGCTGCCACTGATCCACCTCTTCCATCTTGCGCTGCCCATTTTCATCCAGGATAGGCTTCAGCATCTTCTCATCAAATAAGCCAGAGAGCTTGGCCCCTTTTCGCAGCAGCTTGTTGTACCTGGTCAGAGCTCCAGTGGGTGGCAGCTGCCCTCCATGCTTGGCAGCAATCTTGTGCACCATGTCCCAAACAGGCACAGTCACAAAGGCATCTGTTTTCTTCATGTGGATGCTGAAGGTTTCCCTGGATGGGTTGTCATTGTACTGCTTGATGACCTGGGCCAGATCAGAAACCCTGACACCTGTGGTGCACTGAACACAGAACAGATCCCTGGCCTTCTTCACTCCCGTCCTGGGAGCACCTCCCTGATCAGCTGGTGTATCTGGCACCTCCCAATCCAGGAAGGCTTGCAGCTGCTTCTCAGACAATGCAAAGCGCAGCACATCAGCTTCCTTCACTGTCCATTCTGGATGCTTGTGGTGATCGAAGGTGTGGATGCCCAGGCTTCTTGCCCTGGTGATCCATCCTCTGACTGTCTTCACCCACCTGCCCACAGTTCCTTCTGATGTCCTGGAATCATCCAGGTATCCATGCCGGAAGTAGTTGGCAGCTTTGCCAGCTCTCCAGTCCCTCATGGCCTGGCAGAAGTTGTGATCCATGTTGGACCAGCTCAGCTCCTCTCCTGTTTCAATGCTGAACTGCTCCAGGATCCTGAGATCAGCCTGGTACTTCTTCCTGGTTGCTTCGGTGCCTGTCTTGCTTTGCCCTGGCAGCGCTGTCTTGTCAAACTCATTGACAAACTTGGTGACCCAGGGAAGAAAGTCCATCTGGGTGCCCTGGTGTGGGTCCAGATCCCCTGCCAGGTAGCTCTTGAATTCAGCTGCAGTGAATTCATCCTTCTTGATGTGGTGCAGCCTGTTCCATTCCCGCTCCAGGTCAGCTTGCTGCCTGGTGATGTCTGCATGGATATCCCGCAGCTCCTGGTTGCCTCTGAGCAGCTTCACATGCTTCTGCTCCTGATCCCAATGGATGGCCTTGATTGTGCACCCTGTTCCAAACTGGCAGCGCTGCTTGCCCCATTGAATTCTGATCTGAAGATGCCCCTTCTGTTGTGCATACTCCTTGAAGCGAATTGTGCTTTTCATTTTTGTCCCCCTTTACATTTCATTTTGTACCCCTTTTTGTCCCCCTTTCAGATTTGCTCTGACTGGAAAAGACTGGAAACAGTGGGAGTCACAAAGTGCTCACATGCCCTGTCTTTCCTGCAAACTTAGGCACAAAAAAGCCCGCAACCATTGAGGAAGCGGGCGAAGTTTTGCACATCATTCAGGTGGAGCCGGCGGAAGTGTAGACACCCCCTCTGACCCCCAATGATTCCAAGTCTTTCAGAGAGCGGGATCACTTTTGTCCCCCTATTTGTCCCCCTGCAGTTGTTAACTGAAAAGGATCTGAATTCCTTGTGCTGCAAGTTTACCCCTGGAATGGTTAGGCTGGACATTCTTGCAGTGTGAAACCCCTCACACAGAAGCCGATCAAGCGCACTGCTTTGGGCTCCTGGCTGAAAGGCAAAGCACCTCACATCCTGGACACTGTTGGTGACCTCCTCCCTGATCGGGGTGGACTGGGCATCCTCAAGAACCTCCTGGAGAAGGATGAGGTGATGAGCCCCCAGGACAAAGAGCAGCTGCAGATCCTGATTGCCCAGCGCACTGAGCTGGAGAATGAGATCACCCAAAGGTGGCAGGCTGATTCCAGCTCCTCCTCCTGGCTGGCATCCAATGTCCGGCCATTGATCGTGCTGATCCTGGTGATCACCCTCCTGGTGTTCATCGTCCTGGACAGCATGGATCTCTCCTTCTTCATCAGAGATGCCTGGGTGAGCTTGTATGAAGTTCTGACCCTCACAGCTGTGGGTGGATACTTCACCCTGCGCTCTGTGGTGGACAAAAGGCAAAAGCATTGAAGAAACAAACACCAGCAGCATTCTTGATCCAGGAACTTCTTGAGCTGTTCCCTAACACCCCCAGCCTGACCCTGGCCAAAAAAGCATACACCCTGGCACCAGAGATGTGGAAGGATCTGGAAGCAACCAGGAGCATGGTGAGATTCTACAGGGGAGCCAGCGGGAAAGGATCCAGGAAGCACACCAAAGCATCCAGGGACTTCTCAAAGCAGCTCTTCAATCCTTTTGACTTCCCTGCCAGTGATGAAGCGGAATATCTGCCTTACATCCTCCCAGAGGACTGCAAGAAGATCCTGTGGCTGTCAGATGTGCATGTGCCATATCACAGCCTGGAAGCTCTGACTGCTGCTGTCCAGGTCGGGATCATGGAGCAGGTTGATACAATCTTCTTGGCTGGAGATTTCATGGATTTCTATGGCATCAGCACATATGAGAAAGATCCCAGGAAGCGATCCTTTGCAGGTGAGCTGGAGATGGGCAAAGTGATGCTGGAGAAACTCAGAGAAATCTTCCCGGATCAGCACATCTTCTTCATGGTGGGCAATCATGAAGAGCGCCTGGAGAGATACATGCGGGTGAAGGCACCTGAACTGCTGGACTGTGATCAGTTCAAGATCCAGGAGCTGCTGGGATTTGATGCCCTGGGCATCCATGTGATCAATGGGAAGCGGGTGTGCCATGCTGGTGATCTGGTCCTGATGCATGGTCATGAATTCGGCAGAGGATCCGGTGGAGTATTCCCAGCCAGGGCTCTCATGCTGAAGGCCAAAACATCAGCGATCTGTGGCCATTGGCACAGGCCTTCTGATCATGCTGAGAATGATGTGAATGGGAAAGTGGTCCGCGCCTGGTCAACAGGCTGCCTGTGTGAGCTCAATCCAGAGTACATGCCACTGAACAACTGGGGGCATGGCTGTGCTGTGATCACAGTTGATCAAGGCCAGGCATCAGTGCAGAATATCCGCATCCAGAATGGCCAGGTGATCTGATCACAGATCCAGGTTGTCTTCTTTGAAGTATTCCCGGATGATCTCCAGGCATGCTTCCCTCCCCTTGGCAATCACTGCCTGGTATCCCCTGGCTTCCAGGTCCTGCTTCCATTTCTTCTGATCCTTGGTGGCTGATCCCTGGGGTCTCTTCAGCTCAATGGCCAGCCCCATGAATCCTTCCCTGGGCTCATAGAAGAACAGATCTGGAAAGCCCCTCTTGTAGCCTGTGGCCTTCATCCTCCTGGCTTCTGCAATGCTGGTCCTGACACCTCCAGCTGATGCACAGTACAACAGCCAGGGAGCCTTCAGATCAAGCAGCTCACAGATGCTCTTCTGGATTGTGTACTCTGATTCAGGTCCATGCCTGGTGCCTCCCTTTTGTCTTCCCCTGGATCTCATGCGCTGACTATTTCCAGGATCACCTCATCACCTCCCAGGATCGCATCCCTCACCTGTGGATACACTTTCTCATATGCTGCCCTGGATGACCCAAGGAACCTGGGGCTGAGACTGTCACCCACCAGGATGCAGCCAGAGGTGTGATCATCATTGTTGCCACAGTGCACCAGGATATCTGTGAAGCCAGGGACATCCAGGATCTCAATCATCCCCTGGTGCCAGGCCTTGCCATAGCGCTTCAGATATTTCTGATGCATGCCAGCATACTCCCTCAGCTTGAGCTTGTAGATGCCAGCCGGGATCCTGGTCTCATGCATGACCTTCACCGCTCGGTGCTCATCCTCCAGGGTGAAGCACAGGAAGTCCAGAGCCTGTCCTGGGTCATCCCAAAAGAGCAGGCCCTGGGTCTCATCCTCAGTGTGATTGAATCTGATCAGCTTGAGCTTCTTCAATTTCTTTGATTCGTTTCTCTTCCCAGTGCTTTCTCAGCTGGGCATATTGATCCAGGTGGGCACTTTGTTTCTTGTGCTCCTTGTACATCTCCATGAGCAGCAGGCCTGACATGCAGCCCACTGAAATTGTGATGAATAGAACTGCAATGCTGTGCACCTCCATGATCACAGTTGATTCTTTGCCAGGATCAGCTTGATCTCTTGCACCATGTCACTCACATGCTGCAGCATCTTCTTCATCTCGTCCCGGTCCCCCTCCATGTAGTCCATCCGGGTCTTCAGTTTGCCCATCTCGTTGGTCAGCCTGACATACACAGCCATGACAGCAAGCACAGACGGGATCAGACTGGCCATCATTTCCCAGCTCATTCTTCTTCATTTTTCGGGTTTAGATGATCGCTGATCAGCCAATTCACCAGGGCATCCAGGTATCCAAAAACCTGCACAGGCTTCTCACTGGGCAGGAGGTTCAAAGCTGCTTTGATTGCAGCCATGCCGATCAGAAGAAGCTCCCCCCAGTTGTCTGCGAAAAAGGCAGCCAGGGAGAAAGCTGATCCATCAGCCAGGTTGGTCATTGTTGTGTCCATTGTTTAGGGTGTTTCAAGGTTTGAGATTCTTTCATCCATGTCATTGATGGCATCCACAAGCTCTTCCAGCAAAGCCAGGAGCTGCTCAGCATCCACAATGTCATTCCGGGTGTCTTCGGTGATGTTCAGCTGGATCATGGGTGTGTGAGTTTGATCAGGATTGTGACTGAGACTCCAGCAGGAGTCCCTGCAGGATCAAAGAAGAATGCACAGCGATCACCCGCACTGAATGTGGCAGCATCGAATTCAAAGAGCTTCACCTGGTTGTTGGTGGTGAAGGTGGCTGATGCTGTGTCCAGGTTGCTGCTGCTGTTGTATTTCCTGAAGTGGAGATTTGATGCACCTGCACCGGATCCTGTGGTGAAGATTCTGGCATTTACCACCTCCCCTGCCAGTGGTGCCAGCCATTGGTTGTAATACTGGAAGCTGGTGGTTTCTGTTAGGGTTCCACCCAATGGGATGTAATCACCGTTGCCATCTCCAGTGTAGAAGGATGACTGCAGGGTGATGAAGCTCTCAGAAGATCCTCCACCTGAAGCTGATGCAAATGAGAGGGCCCCACTGCCATCAGTCTTGATGAATTGCCCAGCAGATCCATCTGCATCAGGCAAAGTGAATGTGACACTGGTGGTGACATTCCCTGGGGCCTTCAAAGCAATGTATTCAGCCCCACTTGCTGCAGGTGCTTCCATCAGCCTCACCTCTCCAGCAGTGTATCCCCCAGTGTTGGTGAACAGCATTGGCTTGGAGACTTCCCAGATGTCACTTGTTGAATTGTACCGGAGCAGATTGGAGGTGCCATCCTTGATGGTCAGTGTGTTTCCATTGGTGTCAATGGCCCTGGCACCGCTCATTGTTTGATCTGCGCTGCCCAGGTTAGTGGTCACCACATTCACCTCAGCTCCTGTGGCAATGCCGCTCAGCTTGGTTCTTTCTTGACCTGAGAAGAAGAGATTCTCCTGGCCTTCTGTGATCTCATCACTGTTGCCTGTTAGCTCATCCAGTCCTTCTGGAATGGTTGGCTTATTCAGGATCTGCGCATCACCGCTGGAAGCTGTCCAATCACTTTGCACATTGACCTCAGCTCCTGCTGCAATGCCGCTCAGCTTTGTGCGCTCAGCAGATGTGATCACATTGGTATCTCCTGCCAGAGCTGTTGTGCTTGATGTGCCCAGCTGCAGCAGAGATGTGTTGCCCTCCAGGGCAGTGCCCGCTGTAGTTCCAAAACCAGGGAAGCTGGTCTTTGCTGTGTTAGCAGTCACAGCTGAATTTGCTGACACCCTTGCATCTGTGAAGAAGAGATTCCCATCCTCGGACAGATCACCAGTGTCCAGGACCACAATGCCTGTCTGCCCATTGACAGAATCCACATCACCTCCTCCACCACTGGAGACTGTTCCTGCTGTCCAGGTTGATCCATTCCATTGCAGCACCTGGTTGGTGCTTGGTGTCATAGCTGCGACATCAGACAGATCCTCAATGCTTGCTGCATTGATCCTGGCATCCACCCTGGCATCTGTATGGAAGAGCTTGCTTCCTTCTGTGACCTGGCTGGAGCTGATCCCAGACACCGTGCTGCTGAAGGTGACAGGCTGTGGGAAGGTCACAGCTGCATTCTGAAAATTGCTGTTTCCTTCAATGCGCATGCCCTCCACTGAAGCTGGGCTGCCTGCTCCATCACCAGCTTGGACCTTCAGGGAGATCACCCCTGGGGATGTCTCTGATAGATCCACCACTGTCCTGGTGCCAGCTTGCATCTTCGCTGTGGTGCTGTCCACAGCCACATGGCTCTCTGTCTCTGTTTTGTTGCTGTTGACAAAGACCCCCTTTCCTCCTGATCCGGTGGTTGTCTTCAGCACTCCCTTCAGTGCAGTGATGTCATCCTTTTCTGCCTGGCTGGTGAGCTTCTTGGTGCTGGTGCTGTCATCAATTTCATCCGCATCCACAGGCAGCTCTCCAGCTTTGGCCTTGAGCTTGATCAGGCCATCCTTGTCAAAGATCACATGCTCTGTGATCCCGCTCAGCTCTGGTCCCTTGGTGCCACCTCCATTGGGGCTGGTCCCTGATCCTCCACCTCCTGATCCATCATCATCAGTTGCTCCACCTCCATCACCTCCTGATCCGCTGCCAGTGTTCCCATCTGAATCAGTTCCCGCCCCTTGATCTCCATTGTCTGAGATATTTGTGAGATCCAATGCATTGACCTGGAGCCTGTCCACACTGGCCAGCCTCTGATCTGAGCTGTAGGTGAGACTGGTCACCATGAAGTATGATGTGCCAGCTTGATCCTGGATGGTCATCAGCGGTGATGGGATCCGCATGGTTCCTGGGATCTTGATCTGTCCACTTCTTTTGGGCAGCCCTGATTGCATCAATGCAATGGCTTCCCTGACACAGAGCCTGTTGATGTGCGCTCCATCAGTGCTGAAGTGACTCACCCAGGATCCCATGTCCCAGCTGATTGTGCTGGCCTGATATTGATGGATCACATTGAGCTGCCCTGAATTTGTTCCAATGCTGTTCACCGTCCCGAACACCAGGCTTCCCTGGCTGAATGGCTCGGTGTTATCCAGGGAAGTCTCACCCTGGAAAAGCAGCTGATTCTGGAAGGCATCATTCTGCAGGCTGGTGGTGATGAAGCATCCCAGAAATGTCACCGGGATTGAATCATCAAAGAGAGCATTCAAGCTCTGCCCAACTCCATTGATGAAGTCAGCATCAATGTCACAGGATAGGGTTTCAGAATCATCAGGAAGCCCCACAGTGCTGATCTGGAATGGCACTGAGACATCAATGCCCTGGGAGATGGATCCGATCTGCTCAATGAAGAAGAACTGATCTGTGGTCTGATCGGTGACCCAGGTTGAATTGGCTGGGTTGTATCTGTAGCTGCCCACATCCAGGTTGCACTTGATCCTGAGAATTGCAATGCCAGCAGGCCCGCTGTATCCAGAATTGGACTGTGCTGCCCTGGAGACCTGGATGCTGCCATCAATCAAGAACTGGGCCCCCGTGAAGAAGGACTGTGGTGCATCAAAATCAACCAGATCAAAGCCATTCACACTGATGTGCATGGTGGTGCCACCACCCGTCCTGATGCTGTTATTCAGCCAGAGCAGGGATCTGTATGGTCTGGCCCTTCTGAAGTTCTTCAAGGGCACTGTGTGAGAGATATTCCCACCGCTCAGCTGCACATACCTGTTCGCTGTTGTTCCTGGTCCCAACTGGGGTGTGGTCCTGGAATAGAATTCACCCTTCTGCTGCTGGGTCATGCTCAGCTCAGTTCCTGCCTTGCTGTAGATCACATGACTGTAAGTGTAATCATCACCATTGGCCTCCATCAGGTGCTGATTGACAGGCCAGAAGTGCCACTCTCCATTTGCCAGGCACAGTCTGGCATTGAACAGCATGCAGATGCTCTGCAGGAAGGTCCAATCTGTGTAAGCCTCTGGAGTTCCATCCAGGACATTGATGGTGTTTGGATCGAATGCACCTGTCAACTGGGTGTAATCCAGGACATTCAATCCACTTGTGCCCTGGCCACCATTGGCAAGGCTGTTGCCAAAGTTGTCTGGCTTGAAGTCTGTCCAGGCTCTGATGAATGCATCTGATCCTCCCCAGTGCACAGAGCTCTTGGTGTTCGTCAGGATCTCCTGAAGCCAGTTGATCACACTATTTGAGGACAGCACATCCACACTGTTGGCATTGGTTTCTGTGATCGTGCCCCTGATCGTTTTCAGGAAGCTGATCCCATCATTTGCCACCAGCTTCACCCTGGATGGGGTTGGCATATCCTCAATCTCAATCTGATCCACCATGACCACCCCGGCCCATTCCAGCTGGTAGGTGCTGGCATTCTTCCATTCCAGGGTGATGGTCACATCATTCTCTCCTGTTAGGCTTGGAATGTTCTGCAGCCAGGTATCAAAAGCACCACCATCATTGATGAGGTGGCATGTGAGGGTGCTGGAGATGATTCCCTGGTAGGGTTGATCCGGTTCTCCTTCGTAGCTGAGATCAAAGCCTGGGACTGCGCATGTCAGATCCTGCTCAACTGATGCCCCTGCATAGTTGTCATCAAAGATGCTGATCCGGTACTCCTGACCATCTATGTCATCAAATTCTGCTGTGAATCTTTTTGCCATCTCAGAAATTTCTCACGCGGGTTCTTTGGTCACTGGCTCTCTCATTGGTCAGCAGGATATCCTTGCCAGAGATCCTTCCTGTGATCACCACCTCCTGGGGGCCTCTTGATCCTCCAGCCATATCCAGGAAGCGCCCCATCTTCTCAAATGGAATCACCGCTTCTTTCCCAGATGGGTTGTCCCCGATGAGAGCGAGCTGTGGCCCCAGGACCATTCCACCATCCTTGAGCTTCACCAGGCTGTTGAAGAGAGCATTCACTGTTGCCACACCAGCTGCTGCAATTCCTGCTGCAATCGGTGGAGGTGCTTTGGTAAAGGATTCCTTGATCACACCTGCCAGGGCTTCTGCCAGGAAGATGTTGATCAGCTTGAGCGCTGCTGACTTGACTGCCTTCACCTGCAGCTCACTGCTTTTCTTGGCTGCCTCTGCCTGGCTCATTGTGCCTTCCACCACAGCTTCAGTCAAAGCCTCCTGGCCTTGGCGCATGGTGGTGAACATGTTTTCAAAAACCGTCCCCAGCTGGGCTGCTGTTGCCTCCATTGCTGTGGCTGCTTCCACAGTCACTGTGCTGAGACCGTTGAGCTGTGCCACCAGTTCCATCACCTTGGTGCTGGTTGGTGTCAGGCCTGCTTCCAGGAGAGAGCTGATGGCTTGCTGCAGAGCTGAAGTCTTTGCCCCGATCAGATCAAAGGATCCACCAAAAGCCTGGGCCTGGAGATCTGCCACGCCCATTGCCCGCTGGAGATTCTCCATGATCGGTGCAATGCCATCCACTTCCTGGGCAGCTCTGGCCTGCTCCATGAGTTGTGCAGCCAGGTCAACTTCTCCCAGCTTGGCAGCTTCCAGGGCTGCCTTCTCATAGGCCTTGGCCATTGCATCCAGGTTGGCAACTTGATCACCGTCCAGGCTGAGCTGGGATGCAGCAGAATTCAGCTCATCAGATAGCTGGCCCATAAGATCACCCAGAGGATCATTGGCCAGGTTAAACTTGACTGGGATTGGGACTGCTGTTGCCGTTACTGCTCCACCGCCTGTGTCTGTTGATTCGCTGCTGCTTACTGGATCCAGGCCTGCATCTGATCTGGCCTCTGCCAGGCTTGCCTCTGCCCTCTGGATTTTTCCCAGGATGCCCACCCGCTCAGCTTCAAGCGCATTGCCCTCAGATGTGGCATCATTCACTTCTTTCTGTGCTGCTGTCAATTCCAGAGATGCTTCCAGCCTGCCACTGGTTCCGTCTCTAATTGATCCACCAGATTGCTTTGCAGCATTGGCAACACCTTCCTGGGCTTTGGCCAGTCTCAGCTCAGCATCTCTCAGCTTCTCAGTGGCCACCAGCTGCTCAGCAACCACATCCACCAGGGCATCACCAAATGCCTTTTGAATGGCTGCTGCTTTGACCTCTGCAGTGTAGTTGCCCACCGCTTTCTTCAGGTCTTCATATTTCGTTTTTTCAGAATCCAGATCCCCGAAGTAGTCAGGACTGATGGCCTTGAGATCATTCAGGATGGTTTTCCGCTTCTGCAGATCCCCTTCAAAAAGTCTGTATTCTTCAGCCAGGGCATTCACCTTGGCTGCCTCCTGGACATATGCTCCCTGGGCTTTGTCGCTGATCCCTTGGATCTTCTTCTGCACCCGGTTCACATCCTCGAAGGCACCAGCTTGATCCAGAAGTGCATACACCAGGATGCCAGCTGAAGCCACCAGAGCTGTCATGGGATTTGCCAGGAGGGTCAGGCTTCTGCTCAGGAGCTTTGTTGCTGTTTGGCTCTTGCTGATCATTCCCAGCATACCACCCAGGCTGCTCTTGAATGGCCCAATGGCAGCTGCTGCCAGGCCAGCCTTCACAATGAATCCCTGGGTGCCCTTGGATAGGTCGCTGAATCCAGCAGCCATCTTCTCAATGGTCTTGATGATGTCCAGCATGGTGGGTGCCAGGGCAGATCCAATGCTGATCTGCGCACCTTCCACTGCGGACTGCATCCGCTTCACAGCTCCCTCAGCTGTGTCATCCATAGTGGCAGCCATTCCAGCTGCTGCCCCTGCAGAATTCTCAAAAGCACCTGAGAGATCCTCCACCACTCCCATGCTGTCCAACAGGACCAGCAAAGCACTTTGGGCATTCCTTCCCACCTCATCCTGGGCTCCTCCCAGGGTCAGGCTTTCCTTGCTCAGTTTCTCCAGGGCAGCAGAAACATCACCCCCAGTGGCTCCCACTGTGGAGAGGATCCTGCGCAATGCCGTTCCAGCCTGGCTTCCCTTGATGCCATTATTTGCCATTGCAGCCAGCATTGCTGTGGTCTGCTCAATGCTCAGCCCAGCCTTCCTTGCAACTGGAGCCACAAACTTCATGGAATCCTGGAAGCTGCCCATGTCCAGGGCAGAGCTGGAGAAGCTGGCAGCCATCACATCAGTGACCCTGCCTGTCTCACTTGCATTCAGGCCAAAAGCTCTGAGGGTTGCACCAGCCACTTCAGCTGATTGTGCCAGGTCTGATCCGGTTGCCTGTGCCAGGTTCAATGTTGCCCCTGTGACCTTTGTGATCTCAGTTGCTGTGAATCCCAGCTTTGAAAATTCCAGCTGTAGAGCTGACACCTGGGAAGCGCTGAACCTGGTTGAGCTGCCCAGCTCCAGGGCATTCTCTTTCAGCTTCTTGAATTCACCAGCTGTGGCTCCAGAGACAGCCTTCACCTTTGCCATTGACTGCTCAAAATCAGCAGCCACCTTGAAGGAGGTAACAGCGATCAGCCCCAGTGGAGCTGTGACATTCCTGGTCAGATTGGCACCGCTTCTCTTCAGGCTCCTGGATGTCCTGCGCATGGAGCGCTGGGCCTTTTGCAGGCCGCTCTCAAAGCCATCAGCATTGAGATCAAGGAGGACACTCAGGAGGGATTGCCTTGCCATTTCTTCAGGTATTCAATTTGATCAGTGGTGGGTATTGATGTGTGCTCTGTTGCTTTTGCATATGGGTTGAAATCGTTGGGCTTGTAGGCCTTGGATTTCTGTGATCGCTGGGTGTTTGCAACCAGGGCCATCATCGCTGATGTCCTGGCCCAATGCCTCTCTTCCTCGTGCTTCAATCCTTTTGACCAGCATCCGAATTCAGCCAGGGTCATCCCCCAGAACTGATCAGGAAGCAATCCCATTGAGAGCCCCAGGGAATAGAGCTCACGCCAGGTGCTGATTGATGCTCCCTCTTCTACTTTCCCGCAGTCTCAGACTCAGGATCATTGAAGCCCAATGCATCACTGATCTGGGAAGCGTATGCTGTGATGGCATCTGGATCAGCCAGGACCAAAGCAGCAAAGCGATCAAAGGCCAGGCCTTCTGGCAGCTCCTTGCCATGATAGGCTGCTGCATTCTTCACTCCTGCCCAAAGCACAGCTGGCACGAATTCCAGTGCATTGCTTGTGGCAAAGTTGTCCAGATCAGCCAGCTCCATTTCTTGATCCTGACAAAGGATCCTGAAGCAGTTCATGTTGAGCAGAGCATCCAGGGTCATTGCCCCAGCTTTCACCTGCACTTCTCCTCTCAGTGTGTTCATGTGGTTCTATGGATGAAGCAAGGCCCAGCATTCCCAGGAAAGGGATGCCAGGCCTGCCAGGGTTGTTTCTTAGGATACAGTTGCTTCAGTGATCGGCCCTGTGTTCTCCAGGGTGATGCTGTAGGTAGCAATTTCATTCACTGCAGCTGTCTCCTCAAATGAGGTGATCACTGCATCAAAGCTCACCTCTTTATCACCTGTGACACCTGTGGTGAATCGCGCCTGATAATCTGCATCATCAGTGCCACCCAATGCCACAGAGCGGAGCTGCTGTGATCCTATGGTGTCATCATACTTCACAAAGCCTTCAGCTGTGATGGTTGCTGATTGGAGACCATAGAGCAGAGAGCGGGCACCGCTGTTTGCTTTAGTTGTCACATCAAGGGTCTCATTCGAGATGCTGAGGGTGGCAGTGTTTGCGCTGCCCACCAGGGTGTATGAAGTGCCACCATCGGTGCTGATGTACAGCCCCAGAAGGTTGGCCTTTACATTTCCAGTTGTTGCCATGTTTTAAGATTGGGAGGGTTCAAATTCATCTGTGCTGTCATCGCTGATCATGATCTCAAACTCTTCCACCTCTTCAGCTTCAGGTTCAGGATCTGGAAGGGGATTGCTCAGGTCAGTTGCCCAGCCTTTCTTCACCCAATCCTTGCCTGTTTTTTGTTGCACAGTCATCACTGTGCCCACCCTGGCATTGGTGGATTTGTTGTCTTTCAGGATCTCCAGCTTCATGCCGCGAACTTCACCCGATCAGATCCCCGATCAGGTAAACCCTGGCAACAATCATCTGCGCTGATGGGCCTGGAATTCAGATGCGCACATGTAGATGGAATCACCAGCAAAGTGATTCATGTTGAGCCGCTCAAATCGGATGCCCTGGAAGTTGGTGCTGCCCATCGTTCCAGAGTAATTGTCCAGGCTGGTCCTGATCCGCTCTGCAATGGTGAATGCATCCAGGGCACTCTTGGCATAGGTGGTCAGATCAAGCTCCACAAAATCATCTGTGCTGGCTGCTGTCTTCGTTGGATTGGCTTCCACATCATTGATGGTGATCATGATTGCTGGCAGCGCTTCTTCCTGGTTCAACTGAACAGGGAAGATCCTGGTGCCCACATACTCTGTGATGCGTGAATCAGCCAGGAGGTGGTTGATGATGTCCCCGATCATTTCAAATGGGATTGCAGGATGTCATCAAATGCATCCATCAGCTTCTTCCTGATCTTCTCATTTGCCTTCTTGTACTTGTTATCAAAAGCAGTCCGAATGAATGGCTGTGCTCTTGATCCTGGGTGTTCAATCTCCCTGGTGATCACCTCATCAGCTTCACCGAAAATCCGGAAGGGTTTCTTTGTGCTGGTTCTTTTGCCTGCAGCTGTTCCCAGCTCCACCAGGTGAGCATATCTGCCACCCACACGGCCCTGCCTGGCTGATGGTCCGATGCGTACCCTGGCATGCACTTTGCCTGTCCCGCTGGCTGTATTGGAAACCCGGTACACCCTGACAGTGATGCTTTTCTTCAGCTCTCCAGTCTTGCCCACTGGTGCCAGCTTTCTCATCTCTGTGGCAATGGGTGTGCCAGCTGCTCTCATGGCGCTGGTGAATACCTTCTTCAGCTTGTCTGGATCCAGGGCAGCAAGTGCCTGGATGTGCTTCTCAAACTCTGCAGGCTTGATGTCAAATGTTGCTGTGCTCTTGAATCCTGCCATCAGTCATTGTCTCTTGCCACCGCTGTGATTCTCAGACCTTCTTGCCTTCCAATCTCAGCAATGGCTGTCACCTCATAGGTGTCTGATCCATAGCTGATGCGGTGTGTGGTTTTCACATCAGATCTGAAGCGGATGGTGAACACCTTGGTGGCCACTGTCACCCGCTGATCTGCTTCTTCTCTTTCCTTCGCTCCTGGATCCCGGACCTCTGCCCAGACTGTTGCCAGGAGCACATATGCATTGCCCCTCTGGTTCCAGCTGTCTGTGCTGGATCCTCTCTGTAGGATGGAGATCCTTCTATCCAATCGCCCTGGCTCCATCAGAAAGTGCTGGGCTTGAATTTGTCCATCAGGAACTTGGCCCCATGCACCAGGGGAGCTGACTGCACCCCCACCAGGACATCCTTCCTGTGCTCATACAGATGACCAATGATCAAAAGCATGGCGCTCTTCAATGTCTCTGGCACTGTGGTGTATCCGGCATCACCAGCGATCTGGACAGCATTCAGCCGATCATCCACCTCTGTGGGCAGGTCATCGAATTGCACCCGCATTGGGTGGCTCTTCACATCAGAATTCCAGTGTGTGCCTGAATAGGTCTGCAGTGTGTTGTTGGTGTCATAGTATTTCACTGTGAGGATCCTGATCCCAGGTCCCACATGGATCTTCATCACGCTGCTGAAGTGGTCTGCATAGTAGGTGAAGCCGCAGCTGGACAGGTATTGCCCAGTGTACTCTTCCACAATCTCTCCTGCTGTGCTGATCAGGGAGGTGATCAGTGCATCCTCATCACTGTGGTCCA